CATCCAATTCTACCAGCCGTAGTTAGTCGATTGCATCCCTCCGCTCTGGCGAAGGCTTCGGCCTTGGGAAGCATCACTTCCGTGATCTCGCGGAGGTCGCCGCCACACAGCCAAAGATGCAGAACCTTGGCTTGTGGGAAGTTGACGATCTCTGTCACAGCGGCTGACTTCTCGCCTAGCCACAACTGGGCATCGCCATCCGCCACCATAGCCTCCACGTCCTCAATCGAATGCGTGGCTTGGAAAGCCAACGCGCGCTTGATGTGATCCTGCCACTTCATGGAATAGCCGTCACAGTCAGAACACCAGCGACCAGGCTAACACGCATCGGCTTGCCGTCGTCGTTCAGGAGAGTAATGTAGGCGGAAGCCTCATCTTTCTTCACCACCGAAAGGTCGTTCTGACGAAGCTGAGTGCGAAACTGAGCTTCGTTGTTCGCGTCATAGACGGGCAACGGTTGAATGGGCGCAAGGCTCATCGCTTCCCTCCTGGCTGAACTTCAAACCGGAAATCACCGACCCGAAAATCTATGTTCGGGTCTCCGACATATTCGATTTCCATCTGACGCGCCGTGATCCTTAGATCAGCCGGTGACGTGGCGTCATACGGACCATACTTCGTTTGCGGGCCATTCGGCCATTGACGTGCGTAGAAGTTCACCTCGACCGATCCGGCGTTTCGTTCGTCGGGGATGAACCGCTTCAGCATGATGACATTATCGCCAGAGCCGATCTCAAGCGGCCCCGTTCTGAACATGGGGCGGCGGTCATCTCTTGAATTGGCGACCTCGTGGTCAAACACAATCCCCGCTGCACTGACCATGATCGGATATTGCAGGACGCCGTTAGACCCCGTTCCGCAGGTTCTATCGAGCGTTCCATAATACCAGATTCCCTCCATGTAGTTGAAGGCGACGTAACTATCGACCTCAATGGAGTCGGAAGACGGATAGAGCCACCAAACTTCATTGAAGTCTGGGTTCAGGACGGCGCATACCTTGGAAATCTGAGAGTCATTGATGTTGGAGAACACATAGTCCTGAACGTCGCAGGATAGAGGCGTCACGTAGCCGTTGTATTGGAAGAAGCCGTTTCGGCCCATCCAGAAAGCCGCTGACTGCGTGACCGCGCAGGATTGGCGCGACACTGCACCGCAACCCGAACCAACCCTGGCGAACGTGTAGACGAACGGAGGTCCGACATAGGACGCTCTGAACGCGCCTTCGTCCGTCAGGACAAGAACACCGTCAGAGACGCGCTTTCCGAGCATGATCCGACCCTGGGTCTGCAAAAGCTGATCTCGGCTCTGGTTCGTCGCAGTGGGCGTCCAGTCCGTATTGTTTTGAAGCCCGGACCACTTGATGTAGCGAGGGTTTAGACCTCCACCATCATTAGCCCCCAACGCCATGAGGATGCCCTCCTGCGTCGTCACGAGCGCATAGGCATTGGGAGCGTTCGTAATCTGCTTGGCCACGACTAGAGGGCCTAAGGCCCACTCATACAGCTTGTTGTCGCTGTCCATGACTGCGACAAGATTCTTTCCGAAGGTGTCCAGGGACCAAGACGAGGCTGGTATGACGTTTGTGTCGTCAGGTCTCGGTGTTCCATATGTTCCGGTTCCATACAACGATGTTCCATACCCTCCGCCAGATTGAGCATTTTCTTGCCCCGGAACGAAGCCAACAGGAGTAATATCATGCAAACCTCCAGATCGGGTCATGGTGAACAGGCCGGTATGTGTTCCGATTCCGATCCACGCTTGACCTGAGTTATCGCCCCAAGTCAGCGCAGCGCGCGGAATACCAGAAACAGCGGCACTGGACCGTGATCGCCATCCGCCGATTGGCTGAGACACGCCCTGATACCACCGCACAAGGTTGCCCGTGCGATATCGCCCCTTTGAGCTATAGGATGTCCCAAGGGAATAAAATCCAGGCGCAGGCGTGACGGAGATATACGGCATCAGAACCGCTCCAGCGTCACCGGAACGACGGGTGATTGATAGACAACGCCGTTGACCGTCACGTTGCAGGCGAATTCAGCGGTTCGTAGTTCAGGTCCAATAAATCCCGCTCCGACAAATTGAGTCGTCAGGCTTGTCGGATTTGTGGCGGAAATACTGCCTCCCGACAGCTTGACCCATTGAATATCCGTTGGCGTTCCGCCCTCTACAGAAACTGTAACAGAGTCGCTGGTGACGACGTTCGTCCCGATTCCGCTGGCTTCCGGCGGGGAAACCGTAATCGCAACCCCCTGAGCCGCGCTCAAAAACGCCAAGACTGCCCCTGTCACGATGCACCGACGCCCGTAAGCACCCACACATTCGAATCCTCATGAACAAGTCCGCCCATGCCCTGGGGAGCTAGGGCGCAGTTCTTGTTCACGTCCGATCCGGCAATGCGAAGCTGGACTCCTGATCCGCGCTCGATGGTTAACACTCCGGTCGAAAAGTTTCGAAGAGGAATTACGGTATCTACCGGGAATCCAACCGTCCCAACGGGAGGAATCGTCAGCACGAGAGCAGAAGCGCCAGTCGCGCGCTGCATCTTTCCTGCATCTGTCAGAGCCAGAGTCTTGTTGGCAGAGAAGTTGACTACCGGAGCGCCTCGAAAGCCGACTGAAAAGGTCGAAGAAGGACCTACATCCGCCAAGACCTGATCGCCGGTCATTGTCCCGCCCGCCTTGGGAAGCGCCGCGTTCGCCTTTGCTTCGTTGGCATTGGCAAGCGTCGCCAGGGCGTTGATGTCAACGTAAGTCTCGCCGCCGCGCTCGTTGAGGATTCCACCCCAGGTGTCGGCAGAAGCGCCAACGGTGGGGAATACGTTTTCAATCGTAGGCGTAACAGGCATCAGAAACCCCCTGTGCGAATATCAAAGCCACGTCGGCTCGCCAAAAGCGATGCCTCATCCGCGCGGACATGAGTGTTTGTCTGGACGCGTGGTGTGTGGGCGTTTGCGGCCTCGATTGCGGAATAGAAGGGCGTGGCCCAATCCCAATCGCCGTCAATCAGCCAGGCCTTGCCCCACTTGAGCGCGCCGCACAGATAAATGTCGGGGTGGTTCTTCAGCAGCCAGTTACAGGCGCACGTTTTGGAGAGCGGCTCAAACGGATCGACAAAGACCATTTCTCCCGTCGTCGGACCGGCGGGATAGAAATAGATACGATCGTTCTGGATCGTGTAGAAACGAGCTATGCCGTCGTTAGGCGACGACAGGGCCGAAAACTGTTCGGGCGACACATAGTCCAGATCGCGCGTGTTGCCCTCCACGACGCGCACGGCTTTGATTTGACCCGCGCCGCAGGGAATGGATGACTGACCATTGGCAAGCGTGAATTGGCGCGTTGCGTTGGTCTGGCGCGTCCGCAGCAAGCGCCGAGCTTCTGACTCTGCCAGAGCGATAAACGACGGGATGCGCTCGACCACATCGGTGCGATCCCAAAGGAACGACTTAATCTCAGCTTGTAGCTGGGTGTAATTTTCAAACGGCATCGTCGCGCACCTTCGGCGGGCGTCCACGACGCGGCTTGATGACTGTGGTCTCTTCGGTCGCTACGGGTTCGAATTGAGGTTTCACAGACCCGCCAAACGAATGATCCCCATCGGGGTCAAACTTAGTCGGATCAGGAACCTTGAACGGCGAAGGGCGGTCCATCCAGCCGTGCGGAATCTCTTCGCCTTCCGCAAAGAGACGCATTTCTTCATCCCGAAACATCCACATGGGGTGAGAAGCGATCATTGAATCCGCACCTTATTTTGGACGATCCGCCGAATATGCGTTTTTGAAACGCCAAACTCACGCCCCAGAGACCTATAAAATTCTACGCCGACAGCATATCTGCGGCGTATCTCCTTGACCTGATCGTTGGTTAGGATCGTTTTCCCGTTTTCCTCATTTCGCAGAGGTTTGGGAGCTCGTCCTTTAGAGATTTTATCATCAACATTGTCTTGGTTTGTTCCCAAAAACAAATGATCAGCGTTCACGCATGACCTGATGTCGCATTTGTGCAAAACATGCAGCCCCTTTGGTATGGGGCCCTTAAACGCGATCCAAGACTGACGATGAGCTGACTTTGTCACACCGTTTACGCTAAAACAGCCATAGCCCTTTGTGTTCAAAGCATCTGACCACAGCCAGCACCCCCCATTTGGGTCCATCTCAACTTTAGAGAAGAATCGTTCTTGAAGGGTCATTTCTTCCTCTTAAAGTGAAGGGGGCTTTCGCCCCCGACACCCTAGCATATTAAGTCAGGCGAGTAAGCCCAAGCCTTGCCAGCTCTGCGACGATTTGCGCAGTGGTGGCGCCGGTTGCCAAAACATTTTGGGCAACAGGAACGGCCCCGAAAAATGAGATCTTGTCATCGGGCGCTTGCCCGAGGCTCGATCCGTCAGGGCCTTTGTCAGACAGTTGGTGGATAGACATCTTCATTCACTCCTTAGACTTGGGGACGCGACAGAGCCTTGACGGCCCAGTCTTCATACAGAACGGCGTAACCCGGAAGAATATCCAGACGAGTGACCCATTCGTCGTTGATGATGTCCCAATCGCGCACAAGGCGCATCGACACACCGTCCATCGTCTCACGGGCCTTCCAGTCAACACCGTTCGGCATTTCCAGATCAACCGTAACCAGGGTGAAGGCGTCTTTCTGGAAGAACAGGCCTTGGTCGTAGTTGTTGGAGGCAGTCGAGAGGATGTTGATCGGAGCGTTATCAGCCGGTGCGGCGGTGACGTTCTGCTTAGCGCCCGAAGTGACAATCGCCGGAGCGATGGTCAGTTGAGTGGCGTTCGTTGCATTGGTCGCCAGCACGGTGAACTGACGCAGCTTGCCGTTAGAGGCCTTGGTCTCGGGGTTGACCTCAAACACGCCCGCCATCGTGAAGATGGAGCCAGCCGCGATTTGGCCGGTGCCGGTGTCCACGATGAGGGTTTGCGACGCGCCCGGAACCAGAGGCGTAGGCGACGATTGGTTCGCGCCGTTGACCAGGTAGCCGGTGCCAGCGCCCGCGAAGAAGCGGGGAGCCGTGGTGGATTCGAACCAGTCGAAGCCAGCCGCGCGACCCATATAGCCCTCTTTGTATTGACGGCCGATTTCAGTCTGGTTGTTGAACAGGGTTGAGGTGCCGTTGACGACATCCACGTTCTGTTGCGTGTTGACCAGAGCGTAGCGGTCGGTCGAGGGAGCCAAGTGGTTCGACAGGATAGCCCGAGCGTTCAGGGCGTCCGAGAGAGCCAGACCGCCAGCGTTGACCACCGCGTTAGGAACGCGCGGCAGGACATAGGCCAGCATATCCGTTTCCAGCGCAGCCGTCAGACGGCTAACGGCGGGACGAATATAACGCTCCGAGAAGTCGTCCAGCGTCAGGGTCAGTTCGCGCGAGTCGAACTTCATATCAACGCCAATCGGCTGCTGAATCGTCAGCGGGATCGTCTCTTCGTTCACACCCTGAACC